CAATGGGATTACAATACAGAAAAAGAATTTATTGTAATGAACAAGGCGAGAAATGATTTTATAAAAAATCTAACACTTTCATTGGAAGGTAATACACTTGTTCTCTTTCAACTTGTCGAAAAACACGGAAAAGATTTATATTCTTCTATTAAAGATAAAGCTGGCAAACGCAAAGTTTTCTTTGTATATGGTGGAACTGATGTTGAAATACGTGAGTCAGTTAGATCGATCACGGAGAAAGAAAATGATGCAATTATTGTTGCTAGTTACGGTACTTTCAGTACTGGTATCAATATACGTAACTTACATAACATCGTCTTTTCTTCGCCTTCCAAGTCTAGGGTGAGAAACTTGCAGTCAATTGGCCGAGGCCTTCGTATTGGTGATAACAAAACAGAAGCTACATTGTTTGATATTGCTGATGACTTTAGAATAGGCAAACATGTTAATTATACCTTGAAACATTTTATTGAACGTGTTAAAATCTATGATGATGAGAAGTTCAATTACAAGTATTATAACATAGAGTTAAAAAATGCATGAAATTAAATTAGTAAGATTACGTACTGGTGAAGATATATTATCGACATATAAAGAAGATGCAGAATCAGAAATGGTAATGTTAAAAGATCCCATGACAATTATCTTTAAACGTTTAGCTTCTGGTCAAAGTATGTTGATGATTTCACCATGGCTTCCAGTAGAATTAATAGAGAATAATACGGCAACAATATACACGGATGATATACTTACGGTAATAGAACCTAAAACTGTTTTAATTGAACACTATGTTAAAATGGTAAATGATTTAAACAAATATGTTAATGATGATGATAATACTTTAAGAAGGCATCTCTCTGAGTTAGAAGAAGATATGGAAGATGATCTAGATGAAGAAGATATTGAAGAAGTACTAGAAGCTTTAAAGGAAAAGAAGAATAATAATATACATTAATTTCAAACGGCACACCGAGAGTTTAACTCTTGTCAAGCCATAAGTCAAGCGAAAAGAAGGTAATAATGATATGAGTGCAAAATCCAACCATTACATAAACAATGCAGACTTTCTGCAAGCCCTTATTGATTATAGAGATCAATGTGACAAGGCTAAAAAGAAAAAGAAACCAGAACCACCTATACCAAATTATATCGGTGAATGTTTTCTAAAGATTGCGGATCATCTATCTCGAAAACCAAACTTTATATCATATTCTTTCCGTGATGAAATGATTGCAGATGGCATTGAAAACTGCCTAATGTATTTTCGTAACTTTGATCCGGCAAAAAGTAAAAATCCATTTGCTTATTTTACTCAGATCATATATTATGCTTTTCTCAGAAGAATTATGAAAGAGAAGAAACAATTATATGTTAAGTACAAAGCCACCGAACAGTTTGGTTTACTTGATGAAGGTGAACTATATGAAGATGAAAGTGGTAATGTAAGGCAATTTGAACTGTACGATAACATATCAGAGTTTATTCATAATTTTGAAGAAAACAAAAAGAAAAAGAAAACCAAATCTAAAGATACCGAACCTGAACTTGATATTGAAAATGAATTGAAATGAGAATAGTAATACTTGGTGATACACATTTTGGCATGAGAGGTGATTCATTAGAGTTTCACAACTATTACCAAAAGTTTTATGAAAATGTTTTCTTTCCTTACCTAAAAGAAAATAAAATTGATGTTGTCTACCAACTTGGTGACCTATTTGATCGGCGTAAGTTTATTAATTTTAATTCTCTCTATCTATGCCGTGAGTACTTCTTTGATAAGCTGGCTGAAGAAGGCATTCAATTTTATTCTTTACTTGGCAACCACGACATTTCATTTAAGAACACACTCAAGGTAAATTCATCCACATTACTGTTGAACGAATACAATAATATCTGTATTCACGATAAACCATACAAAGAAAATTTTGAGGGTGTAGAAGTTGATGTGATACCCTGGATCTGTGCAGAGAATGAAGATGAAATTATGGAGTTTATGAAGAATAGTAAGGCACAGATTTGTTTTGGTCATTTTGAAATTGATGGCTTCGAAATGGACCGTGGCAATATTGCTCATGGTGGTATTGACAGGAAAGTTTTTTCACAGTATGATGTTGTACTGTCTGGCCACTTTCACCATAAATCTTCTGATGGTAACATTCATTATGTTGGAACACCAGGCGAAATCACATGGGCTGATTACAATGACCCAAGAGGTTTTCATGTATTTGACACAGACACACGACAGTTAGAATTTATACAAAACCCCTATCGTATGTTTCATAAACTTAATTATGATGATGGTGAACAAGATTTTGAATTTTGGAAAACATATGATTTCAATCAGTACAAAGAGTGTATGGTGAAAGTTGTGGTACTAAACAAACAGAATCCATACCTCTTTGATCATGTCGTTGATAACCTTTATAAAGCTGGTGCAAACGACATAAGTATTGTTGAAGATTTCAATGACCTTTCTGCCATAGATGACCAAGAAATTATCGATCAGGCAGAAGATACAATGACAATACTTTCAAAGTACATTGATAACTTGACACTTGATGTTGAACCTGATAAACTAAAAAACCTCATGAAAGAGGTTTACATTGAGGCATTAAATACTGAAACTACAGAATGATTTTATTTCGTAATCTTCGTTGGAAAAACTTATTAAGTACAGGTAATTACTTTACTGAAATTAAACTAAACAACCAGAACAATACTTTGGTTGTTGGTGATAATGGTTCTGGCAAATCAACCATGCTTGATGCTTTGTGTTTCGCTTTGTTTGGCAAAGCATTTCGTAACATTAATAAACCAAACCTTGTTAACAGTATCAACAATAAAGATTGCGTGGTTGAAGTTGAGTTTGACACAAACAATAAGTCATATAAGATTGTTCGTGGTATTAAACCAAACATCTTTGAAATCTATTGCAACGGTGACTTAGTTGATCAGGCTGCTGCATCAAAAGACTATCAAGAATATCTAGAACGATTTATTTTAAAACTGAACTACAAATCTTTTACACAGATTGTAATTCTTGGTAGTGCATCATTTACTCCATTCATGCAGTTATCGGCTTCAGACCGCCGTGCTATCATTGAAGATCTACTTGACATTCAAATCTTTTCTACAATGAATGGCATTGTCAAAGATCGCATAACTATCAATAAAGATACTATAACAACCAAGAAACACGAAATTGATTTGATGCAACAGAAGTACGATATGCAAAAGAAACATATCGAACAACTCAAGCAAAACAATGAAGAAAAGGTAAAAGAATATGTTGATGAAATTCAATGCCATAGCGATACCGTATCCACCTTACTCACGAATGTTGCGACCCTTACCGCCGAGACAGAAGAACTCCAACTGGTTGTTGCGAGTAAAATTGATGCAGAGGCTAAGGTCAAGAAGATTACAAAACTTGAATCACAAATTGAAAGCAACTTATCCAAATTTCAGAAGGATATCAGTTTCTTTCAATCACATGATGATTGTCCAACGTGTAGGCAAGCCATTGCCAATTCTTTTAAGACGCAAGAGCTTAAAGCCCTCGATAACAAGGTTGCGGAATGTAAACACGGACTCAATCAGTTAGAAGAAAAGTTAAACGCTGAACAAACTAAACTGAATGATATAAATGAAAAGCAAAAGATTATCAATCAGAAACAGGTTCAAATTGCAACTCACAATGCTACAATCACAGAAACAAATAAACTGATTGCTCGATTGCAGAAACTTACAAATGAGTTGCAAGAATCTAAAGTAATATCGGACTCAGAAGAACAACAGCTGAAAGAACTAAAAGACTCTTTGAGTACGCTGCAACTAAACTTAAAAGCATTAATTGAAGAACGGACATATTATGAGGTCGCTTCTAATTTATTAAAAGATACTGGCATCAAAACTAAGATTGTTCGTCAGTATTTACCAATCATTAATAAGTTGGTGAACAAGCATTTAGCATCATTGGATTTCTTTGTTAATTTTAACCTTGATGAATCATTTAAAGAAACAATTAAATCACGGCATCGTGATGAGTTCACTTACAATAATTTTAGTGAAGGTGAGAAACAGCGTATTGATATGGCTTTGATGTTGACTTGGCGTGCAGTTGCCAAGTTGAAGAATTCATCTAATACAAATCTGCTGATACTTGATGAGGTGTTTGATAGTAGTCTTGATACAAATGGCACAGAAGAACTCATGAAGATTCTTCACATGCTAGAAGATGTAAATCTATTCGTTATCTCTCACAAAGGAGATATTTTAGTTGATAAATTTACCAATATAATTCGTTTCGAAAAAGTAAAGAATTTTTCAAAGGTGATAAAATGAGTGAAGAACTTTTAGTTATTAATACGGACAACGTTGTAAAAGAAACCGAGATTGTTGAACCTTTGCCACTTTATGGTGAAGGATTTGATATGCTTGACGATGAAATTCCTTTGTACACAGACCCTTTGCCAAATCCATTGATGAGCAAACTTGTGGAAAGGTTAAAACTTACCATGAAACTTTATGGTGGTATTGGTCTTTCAGCCAATCAATGTGGTGTTTATCAAAGAGTATTTGTCCTTGGCCATGGTGATTTTCAATTAGTCTGTATTAACCCAAAAGTTTTAGAAATATCGGAAGAAACAATTAAATCTGATGAAGGCTGCCTCTCTTATCCAGGATTATTTGTTAAGATAGAAAGACCTGCTGCAATTAAGGTTGAATTTATGAATGAAACTGGTGAAGTAAAACAGATGATGTTAGAAGGGTTAACTGCTCGGTGTTTCTTACATGAAACAGAACACATGAATGGCGGAAGATTTATACAACATGTTAAACCTGTTGCCATGAGATTGGCAAGACAAAAACAAATTAAAAGAGTTAAGAAAGTTACAAGAGCACAAAAGAATGGCATACGCCTTTGATCCAAAAGATGATGTAGAAACACAATGGAAAAAATGGTCAGAACTGGAAGAAATTTCTGACCTTGATTTTACCATTGATGATTTGCGTGAACGCACTATACAAGAACTTACCTATGTTTCTAAAATGGATGTGCGTGAATATACTTTGTTTCAAAAGTGGTGTGAAGTGCAAGAACGTTACCCTACAGTAACAGTTAATGATTTGTGGGAAGGCGAGAAACGGGTTCTAGAGGATGATAAACAGCGTGAACTGATACCTCAACTGAAGAACAACATTTGGATGCCAGCCAATGTTGACGATTATCTGAATCTAGAACCCGAACTCCTTTACACAAATAAAGAAGGTGATTTGCCAGAAACATGGAATTGTATTCGTACTTTTTCATCCACAATGAAAAACAATGCCAACATTGGTAGAAATTTAAATTTTATTGTAAGAGATAAAGTAACAAAAAAATATCTAGGTGTTATTTGTATTTCATCTGACTTTTTAGATTTGACACCTAGAGATAACTTTATTGGTTGGTCGAGAGAAAAGAAAACTCAAGGTGCTATGATCAACCATACTGCCATCGGCTCTACGATTGTGCCTTTACAACCTCTTGGTTATAATTATGTTGGTGGCAAATTATTGGCTTTGCTTTGTTTGGCCGATCCTATACAACAACTATGGGAAAAACTATATGGTGATAAATTAGTTTCTGTAACAACAACATCACTCTATGGTAAAACAAAAGCTGGTGGGTTGTCCCAATACGATAATTTGGATTACTGGCAGCCGATGGGCTTTACTAGTGGTTCAGTATCGTTTGAACCATTGAAAGATACACGATACATGATTCGTGAATGGCTTCGTAAGAATCATACTCGTAAATACTTTGAATGGTATGTAGCAAAGAAACCTTCAGGTCAACCACATAAGCGTGACCACAAGAATCGTTCTTTGAACTTTGCTTACTCGCAAATGAAAATACCAAAAGAATTGATTCGTAGTGAACATGCTCGTGGCATTTATTTTACACCTTTGTATGATAAGACTTGCGAATTTCTCCGAGGCGATCATGATGGCAAAGATATGAAAAAACTCTTTGATACTAGCGTTGAGAGCCTAAGTAATATATGGAAGATGAAACATGCGAAACCACGTATCAGTATTCTAAAGAAAAAAGGTACAGTTTCACATGAAACACTTTTCTATGATGACCTTACCGTGTTATCATGGGAAGAAACAAAAGCTAAATATCTTATCCAGATTGGCAGATAAACCCTTTATGATTTGATTGTTTTCCTTTAGAAACATTTATCATACCACTTTGAAAAAGACCATTTTCCTTACAAAATTTTGTTAAGTTTTTTATTAATAACTTTGTTCCATCTGGACAAATTATTAACCATTCTTTAGAGAGTGTATTTGCTATTTTTTCTTTTTGAGAGTTATTATTTGGAATTCCTAAATTCCAAGGAATTTTTCCTTTATTAGCAATACTTTGTTTTATTTTTGTTTCTTGTGAAAGTTTTTTACCTAAATTAATTTCACGCAGAATTTGTTTTGTTGATTCAGGAAGTTTTTCTCCTGGAATTCCACCATAAGAATGTGTGGCATTTTTAGGTATTTCTAGTGGATTATTTTTACACCATTCACGGAGATGTATAATGAATGGGTCATCATTTTTAGGTAAATAAATATTCATGCTGGCATAGTTCCTTTATGTTAGAGTGGATGCAGACGGCAATCTGGCGATCCACACCTATTTATACCTTAAAAATGTTGACTTTCAGCCTACATAAGAGTATAATATCCTTTCATGCGGTGAGTCCGAGACAACCTACCCCCGTAGGTAGACAGGTTTAACTCCTGTTAACCGCTCCACCAAACATAAGTAAGTACTTACTAACATCTACCAGGTAGTGTTGTTTTTATACAACAAATGCATTGACAAAGCTCCAAAATGGTAGTATAATGGTAAGATATAGTCAAAAAGGTGTCATAACATGTCTTTTACTGCCGAACAAAAATCACAATTAGCAAAACTTCTGGCAACCGAGAATCTAACGGTTCAACACCAGAAAATCTCTACTGCTAAATTCGATCCTAAAAACCGTGTGCTTTACCTGCCAATCTGGCAAAACATGACAGGTCTGATTTATGACTTGTTGGTAGGCCATGAAGTTGGTCATGCTCTGTATACTCCTGCTGAAGGTTGGCATGATGCAGTTACCGATACTGATAAAAATAAAAACTTCAAAAACTTTTTGAATGTTGTTGAAGATGCTCGCATTGAGAAAAAAGTTAAGCGCAAATATCCTGGCTTAAATACTGCCTTCAAATTGGCATATCAAGAGTTAAACTTGCGTGACTTTTTTGGCATTAAAGGCCGTGATGTGAATGAAATGCCTTTCATTGATCGCCTGAACCTTTTCAGTAAGTCACAATGGACTGCCACATGGATTCGATTCACAGCTCAAGAAGAACTGCTTGTCAAAGAAGTGCAGGCGGCCGAAACTTGGGATGATGTGCTTCGTATCACAAACAAAATCTATCAGTATTCAAAAGAAGAACAACATGAAATGGCACTTGAATACCATGATGAACTAATGCGTCAGATGGCTGATGATGCTGACGAATATGGTGAAGAAGAATATGGTGATGATGTTGATGATGAATTCGATGACGAATATGGTTTTGGCCAAGGTGATGGAGACGAATTTGAAGAAGGTGAAACACAATCACAGCGCAGTCAATCTAGTGATGAAGAAGCTGGCGAAGAAAATTTAGAAGGCGGTCAGTTTATCAACCATGATAAAACTTCACATCCTGGTGATAAAGACCAATTTGATCCTACATGCCAGACAGATCAAAACTATCGCCGTAATGAATCACAACTGCTCGATGACAAGTGTAAAGAATTTGTTTATGTAGATATTCCCAAACCTAAATTGCAAAACATTATTACTCCTGCCAAACGTGTGCAAGAGTTAATGACAAAAGGTTACAAACAATTTATTAATGAGAAAGTAATTCCGGCTGAAAAACCGATGCAGTTGCTCAATGAATTTAAACGGCGTAATGAACGATATGTAAGTTTGTTGGCCAAAGAATTTGAAATGCGTAAGGCAGCTAAGTCGTATAGTAAATCTAAACTGTCTGATACAGGTGATATTGACATTAACAAACTTTCATCTTATAAGTTTGATGACAATATCTTCCGTAAAGTGATGATGACACCTAAAGGTAAGAACCATGGCCTAGTATTGTTACTTGACCGTTCTGGTTCAATGTCACGCAATATGACTGGATCTATTGAACAGATTTTGGTGCTATCAATGTTCTGCCGCAAAGTGAACATTCCTTTTGTTGTGTATGGTTTTACTGAATCGTCACATGTACATGCCATTGATTTAGGCATTGACCCTAATGACAGAGAGTTTAAGGTTGAATATGTTCATACAGAAAAACATAAGTGTTTCTCTGATAATGCTGGTGAAATGAAATTTGATAATGTGCATTTGCGTGAGTACCTTAATTCCAAAATGTCCAATGCCGAGTTTACTGGCGCATTGAAGAATATGTGTTTATTGATGGAAGGTTATAAAGAAGATCGGCGTTATTCACCAAGACCAGAATCAGAACAATTGAACAACACTCCAATGACACAAGCTATTGTTGCAACTGCTGAAATTATGGCAAATTTTAAACGCAATCATAACTTAGATATTTGTAGTCTGGTTGTTGTGCATGATGGTGATGCTGACAGTTTAGGAAATTATTGGTCAGAAGAAGAAGTTATTGATAACGCAACGAATCAACCTAAAATGAAGAAAGTTCCTAGGTATTACAATTCTAGTGATCGAGTTTACATTATCCGTGATCGGCAGAATAAGTTTGAAGCCAAAATGACTTTAAATTTTAGTGAAGATATTCCAATTAACATTTTGAAATGGTTTAATAAGACAACTGGTGCTCGTGTGTTTGGTTTCTTTATTGCTGAGGGTCGTAGTGAAGCAAAGCATATTGCCAGAAACAAATACCTCTATGAAAATGGTAAGAACTATTGGGTTATGGGTGCTGAAATTGGTCGTGAAGCTGCCGAAGAATTGGTCAAGAAAACTTTGAAACAATTCAAAGATGAAAAGTTTCTTACAAGCAAACTACCAGGTTATGAAAACTTTTTCTTTATCTCTGGCGGCCAAGAATTGACCACAGATGATGAAAATGGTATTGAAGTAGAAGGCAAATTCTCTGCTCGTAAATTGGCAACTGCCTTTGCCAAGTATAATAAGAAGCGAGCGGTAAATCGTGTGTTAGTATCTCGGTTCATTCAAGGTATTGCCGCATAAGTTGTTGGGTTTTTTATATAATTAAATTTGATAGGAGTTTTATATTATGAGTAAACGTGCCGAAGTTCGTCAAAAGTTTCTTTCTGCCCTACTTAAACTTGGCAGACCTACTGCAACAAAGGAAGAAATTACCGATATTTGTAAGAGTATTGGTATCGCTCATCCTTATTGGTTCACTAATGATGAAGCGAACCGTGTAAAACGTGGCGTTTATAGAGTGCCTTCTACTCAACTAGATACCATGCCTGCTCTACAAGCTCAAGTGATCCCTATGGCTAAACCTGTTGAAAAATCAAATCATCGTATCAGTAATGTTACGACAGACCTAGATGAAACAAATCTAGTGCCGACTGCATACAAAAACTATGTGCCGTTTGGTAACTTTGAAGATGTAATGTCAATCGTTTCATCGATGCGTTTTTTTCCTGTTTTCATTTCTGGTCATTCTGGCAACGGTAAGACCATGTCAATTGAACAGGCATGTGCCAAAGCTAAACGCAAGTTTGTTTGCGTATCGATGACACCTGAAACCGATGAGAGTGATCTACTTGGTAACTATGTTCTGATTGATGGTAATATGGAATGGCGTGATGGTCCTGTGACTACTGCTGCTCGTCAAGGTGCCGTTCTGTGTATCGATGAGATTGATTATGGTGCTCAGAATCTTTCCTCTTTGCAGCGTGTACTTGAAGGCAAACCGTTTATGCTGAAAAAGAAAGGCGAATTGATTTCACCTGCACCTGGTTTCACCGTGTTTGCTACGGCAAATACAAAAGGTAAAGGTTCAGATGATGGTCGTTATATGTTCACCAACGTTTTGAATGAAGCTTTTCTTGAGCGTTTTCGTACCACAATGGAACAAGAATTTCCGCCAGTAAAAACTGAGCGTAAAATTATTGAGAAAGAATTGGCATCAGTTGGCAAAGCTGACGATGATTTCGCCGAGAAACTTGTTACTTGGGCTGATGTAATTCGTAAAACATTTGCTGATGGCGGTTGTGATGAAGTGATTTCTACTCGCCGCCTTGTGCATATCGTTGAAACATACGGCATCTTTGGTGACAAGATGAAGGCAATTACTTTGTGTTTGAATCGCTTTGATGATGACACTAAGGCATCGTTTGTTGACCTGTATACCAAAGTTGATGCAGGTGCTTCTGCCGATGATATTCTGGCACCTCAACCAGATCCTGTGGCAGAAGAAGTCAAACCTGAAGCTGATGCAGCATCGCCTTTCTAATGGTTCGGCACTTGAACCGTTGGCAACAACGGTTCTTTTTTATTTCTTTGCCTACAAATCTCTTGACAAGTAGCGCATCCTATGATACTATATGTTTATTGAGTGAACGGTCTCCGCTCAATACATTTTTACCTTGTTGAGACCTTTTTAATGGAGTTTTATATAATGTCAGTTAAGTCCAAAGTCCTCGCCTATCTTTCCAAAGACAGCGCCTACAACACACTTACCGCAACCAAGATGCAGAGCCTTTTCGGTGTTGCTAATCCTTCCGCAGTCATCAATGACCTGCGTAACGAAGGTCATGCAATTTACCTGAACAGCCGTGTCAATGCAAACGGCGACAAAGTTTCTTTCTATCGCCTTGGCAGCCCGACAAAGCGCATGGTCGCTGAAGGCATCGCCGCAATTCGTTCACAAGGTGAGCGTGCTTTTGCCTAAAATAGTTTAGGAAAAGCAAAGAGGAATCGATAAATAATAATGTCGATTCCTCTTTTTCATTTTATGGGTACATTATGGAAATCAAAGTTAAACTTGAAGATCTAAAACAAAATAAATTATTTGTAGCAACACCAATGTACGGCGGCATGGCCCACGGCCTGTACGTTAAATCCTGCTTAGATTTACAATCAGTAATGTCTAAGTACGGCATCGATTCAAAATTCTCCTTCCTTTTCAACGAATCTCTTATCACAAGAGCACGAAACTATCTCGTTGACGAATTTCTCCGTTCTGGTTGTACACACATGTTGTTCTTAGATTCGGACATTCATTACAATCCACAAGATGTTTTGGCTATGATGGCTCTTGATAAAGATGTAATTGGCGGTCCTTATCCTAAGAAGTCAATCAATTGGGGTAACATCGCTCAGGCAGCAAGAAGTAGGCCTGATATGGAACCAAAAGAATTAGAAAAATTAGTTGGTGAATATGTATTCAATGTGGTACATGGCACTAAAACTTTCCAAGTTACAGAGCCACTTGAAGTTATGGAAATTGGTACTGGTTATATGATGATCAAGCGTCATGTATTTGAAAAACTTGAGAAGGCATTTCCACAGTTACGATATAAACCTGACCATGTTGGCCAAGCTAACTTTGATGGTTCACGATACATTCATGCTTACTTTGATACCATTATTGATACAAAAGATTCAGCAACAGGTGGCGGATCTGATCGCTATCTAAGTGAAGATTATATGTTCTGCCAGTTGTGGCGTAAGATTGGTGGCCAAGTTTGGTTATGCCCATGGATGAAAACTCAACACATTGGAACATATCCATTTACAGGTGATATGCCAGCAGTTGCAGCACATACAGGTAAGTTGTAATGGCTTCAAAGCAAGAAGTAGCAAAATCTCAAAATGCAAAAACTGGTGGTCGCAAGTTTGATGGTGGTAAATTACAATATGGTTTACTGCCACCACTTGCATTAAAAGCCACAGTTGATGTATTGACATTTGGTGCAGAAAAGTATGAACCTAATAATTGGAAGCATGTACCTGATTCTAAACGTAGGTATTTTGATGCACTACAAAGGCATGTGTGGGCATGGAAAGAAGGTGAACAGATTGATCCAGAATCAAGTAAACACCATCTAGCACATGCTCTTTGTTGCCTCATGTTTCTGTATGAACATGATATATTATACTCTGTGAATGACAAATCTTAATTATGAGGTATTTAAATGAAACTTTCAAGCAATACAATTTCTGTATTAAAGAATTTCGGTTCTATCAATGAAGGCATCTACTTTAAAAAAGGTAAGACGCTCAAGACCGTATCAAAACTAAAAAATGTTCTAGCAGAAGCCACAATTGCAGAGGATATTCCTACTGATTTTGGTGTTTCTGATGTGAACAATTTCTTATCTGTAATCTCTCTTAGCAAAGATGATACTACCTTTGAGTTTGAAGGTAAGAACATTGTCATCGTAAATAACAAAGGTCGTAGTCGCACAAAGTATCGTTTCTGTGAACCAACGATGATCATTACGCCGCCTGAGAAAGAAATTGCGATGCCAGATCCAGAAATCACATTTGATTTTACTGCTGATGATTTTGCATGGACTCTGCGTAGTGCATCTGTATTGTCCTCACCTCATGTTGTTGTTGAATCTGATGGAAAAAAAGTAAATGTGGTGTGTACTGACCTTACAAATGATGCTGCTCATACTAATTCACTTGAAATTGGTGAAGGTAATGGCAACAAATATAAAATGATTTTTAAGACCGAACATCTTGATAAGATTATGCCTGGTGCATATACTGTACAAATTTCATCTAAAGGTATTGGTAAATTTGTAAACAAGAATGTGGCATTGAAATACTGGATCTCAACTGAGTCTGGTTCTAAACTTGAAAAAGCTTAATTTATTATGATTTATGTGAAAGGTTCCCATGGAACATTTATTATGGACAGAGAAGTATCGCCCTCAGACAGTAGAAGATTGTATTCTGCCAGAGCGCCTGAAAAAACCATTTCAGGAGTACGTGAAGCAGCAAAACATTCCCAATCTCCTATTGACTGGTGGGGCCGGCGTTGGCAAAACGACCGTAGCGAAAGCGATGTGTCATCAAATAGGGTGCGATTATCTAGTAATCAATGGTTCTGACGAATCAGGCATTGACACATTTCGTACCAAGATTAAAAATTATGCCTCATCGATGAGCCTTTCCGGTGGCAGGAAAGTCATTATCATCGATGAGGCTGATTATCTAAATCCAAATTCAACTCAACCTGCTTTGCGTAATGCGATTGAAGAATTTGCAAGTAATTGTTCATTCATCTTTACTTGTAATTTTAAGAATCGCATTATTGATCCGCTTCATTCTCGTTGTGCCGTTGTTGAATTCTCACTCAAAAACGGTGAGAAAGATAAGATGGCAACTCAGTTCTTCAAGCGTATTCAATCGATTTTGCAAAGTGAAAAAATTGACTTTGACAAATCAGTTATTGCTGAACTAATCAAAAAACATTTTCCAGATTTTCGCCGTGTTCTAAATGAACTACAGCGTTATTCACAATTTGGTGCAATCGATACAGGAATTTTGGCACAGATTGGTGATGTGTCTATCAAAGAAATTGTAAAGTATATTTCTGAAAAAGATTTTGGTGCAATTCGTAAATGGGTTGCATCAAACGATATGGATCAGAATTTATTTTTCCGTAAAATTTATGATGCTTTGTATGATACATTAAAGCCAGCTTCGATTCCTCAAGCGGTCATTATTCTTGCTGACTATCAATACAAGTCGGCTTTTGTTGCTGACCAAGAAATTAATACTGTTGCATGTCTAACAGAATTGATGGTGAATTGTGAGTTTGTATGAACGATTTATTAAGACCAACTATAGAATGGATCAAAGATGATTGGAATTCTAACTCTGCTCGTTTTTTGCTTGAGTTGCTTGCTTGGGCTATTAGTATTGGGTGTTCGATTACAATGGCTCTCACGGTACCCACTCCGCCCCTTTTATATCTCTATCCTATTTGGATTCTCGGTTGCAGCATCTATGCTTGGGCTGCTTGGACTCGCAGAAGTTTTGGAATGCTGGCTAACTACTTGCTCTTAACGACAATCGATACAATTGGCCTTATGAGGATGGTAATATGAGTCCATTTGATTATGTAAACCAGATACTTCAAGGTAAAAAACAGTTAATTATTGATGAGGAGACTGAGAAAAAGTACAGTCCTTTTCTTACAAATCGTTCTTTATCCTACCATCTTGACTGTATAATGTATGCAAACGAGATGAACCGCCGGCATTTTCTAGATAATAAGTGTCAGAACGATTTTTTACTAAATACCATACGGTCTAAGAAAAGGCCGTTTGCTAAGTGGGTTAAGGCTGAAAAAGGTGAAGATTTAGAATGTGTCAAGATCATGTATGGACTATCAGACGCAAAAGCTCGTGAAGCGATCCGCCTACTTAGTAATGAACAAATCCAACAATTAAAAGAACAAACCGATACCGGTGGATTAAGGAAGTGATATGGTCGACCTTACACAATTTGTTGAGGTTACTCTCAATGAACAAGATGATTTCTTAAAAGTAAGAGAAACACTTACTCGAATTGGTGTATCGTCACGCAAAGAAAAAGTATTATACCAATCTTGCCACATACTACACAAACAAGGCAGATATTATATCGTACACTTTAAGGAACTTTTTGCCCTTGACGGTAAACCATCTAACATTTCAGAGAATGATGTACAAAGACGTAATGCAATAGCTAAGTTATTAGAAGAATGGGGTCTCGTTAAAATTTTGAATTCTAGAATTATGGAAAACAATATTGCACCACTTCATCAGATAAAAATTATTTCTTTCAAAGATAAAGATGAATGGGAATTAATTCCTAAATATAATATTGGTAAAAAATCACAAGATTACTGAAATGATACGCCATGGAAAAAGTGAAGAATCCTGTAAGACTAAAAAACATTTATCAAGGAACTGTAGTTTATACTTTAGACTATGATGATGTTTATCGTATGAACGAAATGGAATTTATTCGGGTTTATGAAGAAGCTAACCCTCAACGCACATACTTGGCTAACAAGGCAGCCTTCGTAAAACTGGATAAATAAAACTGTGACGCCTAATGGGTCACAATTATTAACTCGCTTAAAAGGAGAAAACTATGACACTAGGACGTGTTACATTCGGGCCATTGGCTCATTCTACACTTGGATTTGAAAAGTTTATTAATGATGTTGATAGACTGTTGAATATGGATGTCCAAAAAGCCACATCTACTTTCCCTCCACACAATATCATTAAACTTGATGAGTCTCGTTATGTTGTTGAGCTCGCTGTAGCTGGCTTCAGCAAAAGTGAAATTGAAATTACTGTTGAGGATAGTACATTGACAATTACAGGTGAAAAGAAAGAAGGTCAGGCTGATATTCAGTATCTACACAGAGGTATTGGTACCAGATCGTTCACTAAGAAGCTGACGATAGCTGACACCATTGAAGTTCAAGGCGCTGAGTTTAAGGATGGTATTCTGCGTGTTGGTCTTATCAATGTAATTCCTGAACACAAAAAGCCTAAGAAAATTGAGATAGGTAAGGAGTTAAAACAATTTTCTCCTAAACTATTACAAGAAGAAAATTCTCCGGCTTAAACACATGGGGGCGATTTTTTCGCCTCCATTTTTTAACTCTAAAATTAACTTTGGATATATATATCATGAAACCAAACAAAACATTCAAAATGCCTAAGTCAACAAAAAGACTGCTGGCTGGTTTATCTGGTGGTGACCATACTTCTTTCAAAAAGAGTATGATAGAATCTCACCTCATGTCTACTATTATAGTACGTGATAAGAAAAAAAATAAAGTAGAAAAAAATGAAGAATAAATTTAAGGTCGCTCATATGGAGGCGGCCGAAGTTTATTCTCAATTATCTTCTGCTCGGCGCCTTCAAGTTGGTTGTGTTATTGTAAAAAACAATACAATCATTGGAATTGGTTATAACGGCATGCCATCTGGTTGGGATAATGACTGTGAATTTGCAGATTATTATGATGATGGTGATTTTGTCATTAGATCCAAACCAGAAGTCCTTCATGCAGAAACAAACGCAATAGCAAAAGTGGCTAAATCTACTAACTCCACAGAAGATGCAGATTTGTTTGTAACACATGCACCTTGTTTAGATTGTGCAAAACTTATTCACCAATCTGGAATCAAAAGAGTATTTTACAGAGATACATATAGGAGTGATGAAGGTTTAAAGTTTCTTAAACAATGTAATATTGAGGTGGAAAATGTCAAAGAGTTACAATGCAACGGTAGTGGCGATTGACTGTTTTGGTGATGCAATCGTTCAATTACCAGATAAGTTGGTGGAAGAATTAGATTGGCGAGTGGGTGATACGTTAGATTATGAACTTGTAGATAAAAGTATTATAATTAAAAATCTGACAAAGGAAAAAAGAAATGCAACTAACAGCTAATTTTTCATTAGAAGAAATGATTAAGAGCGAAACTGCTCTGCGTCAAGGTTTAGAGAATATACCAGGTGAAGCTGAGATTGAAAATCTTAGAGTTTTGTGTACCTATGTTTTACAACCTTTACGTGATGCCTGGGGTCGTGGCATCAAAGTGAATTCCGGCTTCAGACACCCTGATGTGAACGCTGCCGTAGGCGGGTCACGCACATCCGATCATTGTCGTGGTCAAGCTGCTGATATTGAAATACCAGGAGTTTCAAATTACGATTTAGCAAAATATATCGAACAATACTTTCAATTTACACAAGTAATTTTGGAATTCTATACACCAGGTATTCCTGATTCTGGTTGGGTCCACGTATCATATGATCAGAACAATTTAAAGAAACAATCTTTAACTGCGATGCGTGAAAATGGTAAAGTGGTTTATAAACCTGGTTTAATTGCATAATGGATCCAAGAGCCCTTATTGCATTTTTAAACCGAGTAAAATGTTGGATACCTGAATACAATGGCGGCATTAGAGGCGAAATTGATCAGGTAATCCAACAATTGAGAAATTCAATAAGGTAAATAGGAAAATATCATTAGACATATAATGTAAATCCTGATATATTATTGATAAGTACTATCATAGTAGTAGTACTGATATAAATTGACTATCAAGGAGAATTGAATTGAAAACCGTAGGTGACAAGTTAGAAAAATTTTTAGTTGTAGGTATTAATCCAGGTAAAGACGATTTTTTTGATATTACAGAAAAATCATTTGAAGGCAAATGGAAAGTAATTGTTTACTATCCAAAAGATTTTACATTTGTATGCCCAACAGAAATTGTGGCTTACGATAAACTCTTTCAAGATTTTGCGGATCGTGATGCGGTTCTATTAACAGGTTCTACAGACAATGAATTCTGTAAATTAGCATGGCAACGCTCCCATGAAGATCTTTCTAAGATCAAACACATTCAGTTTGCTGACACTCAGCGTCCAGGTTATGACGTAGATAGTGAGTATCGTGATTTAGGTCTTATTAGTCAACTTGGTGTATTCTATAAGCCAGCTGGCGCAGCATTACGTGCTACATTCATCGTTGATCCAGATAATGTGATTCAACATGTTACAGTAAACAATCTAAATGTTGGCCGTTCACCAGAAGAAACTTTGCGTGTATTAGATGCTTTGCAAACAGGTGAATTGTGTGCATGTAATCGTGCCGTTGGTGGTGAAAC